GTCGCCTCGAGGCGATCGCGGATCGGGTCCGGTGTCACGGCCGCCAGGTAGACGGTCGTCGCTAGAAGGGCCAGTAATCGGAGCATCTCTCCTCCTATGGGTCGGGGCGCCCCTTGTGGGACGGCCGAACCTTACACGGCCGGTGTCGCGGTGTGTGTGATTATCGCATGAGGGCGGTCCACGTCGCCTCGGCGACGATCCCGTCCGGCTCGAGTCCTTCGCGCTCCTGGAAGGCTCGAACGGCGGCCTCGGTGCGCGGTCCGTAGGAGCCGTCGATCGGTCCGACGTCGAAGCCGGCGTTCAGGAGCTCGCCCTGGATCAGCTTCACGCGGGCGGTCGCACGAGAGGCGCGACGGGTCGGCGTACCGGGGTACGGCTGGGGGCCGGCGGCCGGTTCGGGGAGCGGACTCCCCTTCGGGATCGTTGCGATGACGGCGGCGACCCAGTCCTCGCGGTCGGCGTGCTCGGGATCGAGCTCGATATGGATCCAGTCGCCCCAGCCGCCACCGGAGCCGAGGACTCCGGGCCGGTAGGTCTGCCAGGCTTCGCGGTCGCACTTCCAGCCGCGGCCGGCGTCGCCGTAGCCGTAGTCGATCACAAGCTCGAGGCCGGACTGGTCGGCGGTAGCGATCAGCCAGTCGAGGATCTGCTCGAGGTAGCCGCGGTCGCATCCCGGACGGTTCCCGCCCATATCACGCCGGGAGAGGTCGGCGGCCCTGCCCGTCGAGTGGACACTCATCCCGCGGGAGCTCGAGCCGCGCTTCTGACGGATCCCGAACGTCCCGTTATTCCACAGGCGGCCACCGGTCGAGTATTGGATCGAGCTCACGAAGTGCTCGAGGCCGGGACGTTTCCCGGCGCCGACGCCTTCGCTCGTCCCGGTGTAGGGCCGGCTCACTTCTTCACCTTCTGGGCGGCGGTGGCGGTTCCGACGCCGAGGAGGGCGCCGAGGAGGCCCATACCGGCCTCCGCGGGGATCGTGTCCGCGATCATCAGAACGGTCACGCAGACCACGCCGACGGCGCCGGTGAGAGGCTTTGAGAGTTGCTCGAGGTTCATTAGTCGTTGTCCTTCCTGGACTTCAGTCCGTTAGAGGCGAGGACGCCGGAGAGCGCCCCCGTGAGGAAGAGGATCATCGGGGTAAGTAGTTCCCAGGCGGCCCGGTCGTTCGGCGCTTGCGAGTTAATCGGCTGGGTCACGAAGAGCAGGCCGTAGAGGATCACGGCTAGGGCGAGCACGAACGAGAACGTGAGGCCGAGGCCGACGGCGAAGACGAGGCGGGCCTTCAGCTCCTCGGGCGTGTACCGGTCACGGGGCATCGATCACACTCCGGTACAGTCGACGCCGATCATCTTCCCGCACGAAGGCAGGAGATAGTCCGGGCAGGTTCCCCAGACCGAACACTTCGGCGGGCGACAGTCCTCGAGCTCCCAGGCGTCCGGATCCTGGCACGGGTAGCGATAGTCGCCGTCGTAGGAGCACGCCGAGAGCGCCGCGGAGGCGGCGAAGATGAGAACGGCGGCCGGTATCCATCTCACCGGTCCAGGAGTTCGAGGAGGAGCCACAGGGCGAAGAGGCCAGCGGCGAGGCCGACGATCGAGGTCACGGTTCGGCCTCGGGTTTGGGTGGCGGAACGAACTCGTCGAGGTCGGGGTCGTAGGTGTAGCCGATTCCGGCGTAGTTACCTCGGAACGGTGTCCCGCCTAATAGGTGTTCGCCGTTGTGAGTGTTGTAAGAGGTTCGGCGACAGGTGAGGCCGTGGAACGCGCCGTAGTAGTCCTCCCAGGAGGTGATCCCGTCTGGTAGGTCGTTCTCGTCGCGGCCGGTGATTACTTGGACGACGACGTTCTGGTCGTCGAGGAGGGCGTAATGGGCCATCAGGCGCTCCAGCTCACGCTGTCGGAACCAGCGGTAATCGTGGTGACCTTGTCGCCGCCGTCGGTGGTGGTCGAGCCGGTGAGACCGGCGCCGAGGGTGATCGTGTACGCCGAGGGGTAGCGGAGAATAACGACACCGGAGCCGCCAGTTCCTCCACCCGCACCGCCCTGGAAGCGCACACCGCCAGCACCACCACCGCCGCCACCGGTATTTGCCGTGCCGGGTCTGCCGTCGCTGCCGGGTGCGGGTGTTGCGATGTTGTCGCCGCCCTGCCCACCACCGCCGACGCCGCCAGCCGCACCGGAACCGCTGGCATCGATTGAGCCGTCGCCACCACCACCGCCGCCGCCGCGTGATACTGAAGATCCGGTGATTAGTGAAGCGAGTCCCGCGCCACCTGGTCCCGGCGAACTGGTTCCGCTCCCGTTTCCACCAACGGCACCTGCGCCGCCACCACCGCCACCGATAGTCGTATTAGTTCCGCCTCCTGTCACGTTGCCGCCCGCGTAACCCTGACTTGCTGTCCCTGCCGAACCGGTCCGAGAGGTATTTAGCCATGAACCAGCACCGCCACCAGAGCCGCCAGTCGTTCCGCTATCGGCTGTTCCGCCACGACCGCCACCGTTAGAAGTGATCGTGTCAAAGACCGAGTTTGAGCCGCCGCCGCTAGACGATCCACCGGCTCCTACGGTGACGGTGTAGTTAGTTGAGACGGTCGCCGCTAGCGGAGTCTCGGTTGAGCCGCCGCCACCGGACGTTTCCGAAGCGTAAGAGTTCCGGTAGCCGCCAGCACCACCACCGCCACCACCGCCACCACCTGACCCAAGAACCCATCCTCCACCACCGCCACCAGCGATCACCAGCCAGGACACGACGAGCGGCGGAGGGGCGAACTCGTTCACGATTAGGACGGCCGGTCTCACGTTGTAAGATCTCCGATAGCGATCCAGGAATCGGTCGCCCGCTTTATCAGGGTCGCGGCGGCCCATTGGCCGTTCACGGCGAGGTCGGCGTCCTTCGAGTTGATCGTGACGCCAGCCCCCGCGGTGAGTGTGGTCTGGCCGGCGCCGGTCTGAATAACGATCACTTGGGTCCCGACGGGGAACGCTACGCTCGAATTGGGGGGAACGGTGAGAGTGTTCGCGGCGGCGTTTGAGACCTCGACGATCTTCCCGGCGTCCGACAGTACGAGGGTGTAGGACGCGGTTTGGGCGTTCGTCGCGAGGTAGTCGATTCCTGAGACGGTGGCCTCGGCGGCGTCGGCGAGATCCTGGAAGTCTTGGGCGCCGTTCGCTACCGGGTCGGTCGGATCCGGGTAGGGCCAGGAGTAGGTCGAGGTGGTTCCCATTAGGTCGTTACTTCTTCCTTATTGAGATCGGCCCATGTCTGGCCGGCGTCGACATTCTGCCACGCGATGAGCGGGGAGACGTCGATCCAGCGTTGAGCCGGACGGGTAAGGGATGATTCGGAGATGGAGAGCTCGACGTCGAGCGTGTTCCGGGTGATCGTGTAGGTCGCGCCTTCCACGAAGTAGGACTGAGGTAGGCCGGTGAAGAGTTCGGGGATGCGGAGAAGGAACGCGCCGCGGGTCGAGTCGGCGAGCTGGAAGTCTTGCCAGATCTCCGAGGGGGCGAGGTCGTCCCAGGCGGTACCGGCCGGGACGTCTTGCCAGGCGGGCGCGACACCGGGTTGGCGGATCGGTGCCATCACGAGAACGTCGTAGTCGGCGGCCGAGAGTGTGTGCGCGGGGACGGTGACGCGGTCGAGGTAAAACGCGGGGACGGTTGCGCGGGCGATCTCGAAGTCGGCGTAGGCCTGGGCGTCCGCCGAGGAGTCGAGGTAGGTCGTGATCTGCTTCGTGAGGATTCCGAAGCCGGCGATCGAGGTCGCGTCCTGCGCGGTCTCGGTTCCGGACGAGTAATCAACGTCGACTCGGTTGACGAGCTGGGAACGGCGACGGGTTACTTCCCAGTCGATCAGGACTTCGTCGCCTTCGAGCTCGAGGTCCGGGGTGAACGTGCGCCGGTCCTCGGCGGTTGTGAAGAAGACGCTCGAGCCGTCGTCCTGGTTCAGTAGGCCTTCGATCGCGGAACCGGCGACCGTTTGGAGGACGTCCGAGGCCGTGTACGTCCCGGCGGGGACCGTGACGGTGTCGCCGGCACCGAGCGCGTAGAAGCCGCCCGCGGGCTCGTAGGACGGGGACGAGATGAGGCCGTAGAGCGTGTCGAACGCTTCGAGCACGGTTCCGGTCGTGCCGGCGGTGGTGATCTGTTGGCGGGCGAGGTCGACGATCGGGGCGGAGACGGCGACGATCTCGAGGGCGTCACGGTTCGCGACGAGGTCGGTGATCTGGCCGGTGAAGAGTGTGTGGGTGCCGGCGGCGTTCTGTTTGTCGACGGTGATCGTGACGGTCTGGCCGATCTCGAAGCCGTTCGGGTCGATTGACGGGACGTCGCGGTGGAGGAGTTGGACGGCGGCGGCGTGCGGTTCGATCAGGGCGTCGACGTTGTCACGACCGACGCGGAGCCGGACCGAGTTCAGGACCGAGCTCGAGTAGTCGGTCCCCGCGATCGTGACAGTAACTCCGGTGTCCATTAGACGGCGGAGGCGAGGCCGAGGCGGGACTGGTCCCGCTGGAGGATCTGGCGGATCTGCTTCGCGGTAGCGACCGGGTCGACGGCGCCGTTCACGGTGACGCTGATCGTCGGGCCGCCACCGAGCCGACCGAGCCGGTCGAGCGGTATCACGGCTTCGGGGCCGGCTTCGCCGACGAGGCCGAGGGTCGGGCCGGTCACGATTCCGCCGTCGGCGAACGGGGTGATAGCGCCGATGAACTTCCCGGCGGCCGAGACGCCAGGGATCGACTTAAGGGCGTCGCCGACCTTCGACGCGGCGGCCTTGATTCCGTCGACGATCCCGGAGATCATCTTCGCGCCGAGGTCGCGGCCCCAGCCGAGGACGGTCGGGATCGCTTCCGTCACGATCCAGTCGCCCAGGGCGACGAGGAACCGGACGAGGCCCTCGATCGCCTTCGGAGCGAGGTCGATCAGCCAGGAGAGCAGAGCGGCGCCGAGCCGGTAGGCCTGCTCGGCGAGCTTCGGGAGTGCGGTCTTGAGAAGCCAGTCGAGGATCGCGACGAGGAACTCTCCAAGCGCCTCGAGGGCTGGGACGATCCGAGGCTTGATCCACTCGACGAGAGCGTCGCCGAGGGCGATCAGCTTGTCGACGAGCATCGGGAGGCCTTCGTCGAGGAGCCAGTTCGCGAGGCGGGTGATGAGATCGCCGAGCGCCGAGAGCGCCGGTCGGATCCGGGGGCCGATCCAGTCGACGAGCGCCTGGCCGAGTTCCTGGAGCTTGTCGACGAGCCACGGTAGGCCGGTGTCGAGAAGGAACCGGCCGAGCTCCTGAAGCCATTCGAGGAGCTGGCGGAGGGCCGGCCCGATCCTCGGGCCGATCCAGTCGACGAGGGCCTGGCCGAGCCGTCCGAGTTGCTCGAGGATGAATGGGAGGGCGGTATCGCGGAGGAAGTCGATCAGCTTCTGGAAGAGGCCGGTCGCGGCTTCGGTGGCGGGGCCGACGTTGTCGAGGAAGAGGTCGCGGACGTACTGGAGGGCGCCGCCGAGGCCGCCCTCGGAGAACGCGGCGGAGAGGCCCTCGATCACGGGGATGACACGCTCGGCGAAGAAGTTCGCGATCTGGAGGGCGATCGGGAGAAGCTTCGAGCCGATCTCGGTCGTGACGTTCGCGAGCTGGGCGCGGAGGATCCTCTGCTTATTCGCGAGGCCGTCGGAGGTGCGGGCGAAGTCGCCCTGGGCGTCCGCGGTCTGCTTGTAGATGGCCTGCTCGGCGGCGAGGACCTTCTGCTGGGCGGTCAGCGCCCCTTCGCCGTCGTAGATACCGAGCGCGAGGGCCTCGGCCTTCAGGGTCGCGTCGTTCAGGAGGACGCCATAGCGGCGGAGCGGTTCGGACTCGCCGCGGAGCGCGGCGCCGATCGCCTGGACCGCGTCCTCCGGGCTTGTGTTGTTAAAGCTCGCGAGGTCGGAGGCAAGCTCGACGAAGTCCGTCGAGAAGCCGACGAGGTCATCTCCGGCGAGGCCGGCGGACTTCCCGAAGATCGCGAACGTCGCGGCCGCGTCGATCGCTTCCTGCTTCGACTGGCCGAGCGCCTTCGCGGCCCCCTCGGCGAACCGTTCGATCTCATCGGCGCCGTCTCCGAAGAGGACGCCGGCCTTCGAGATCGCTTCCTCGAGGTCCGAGGCGGCGTCGATCGCCTTGAGGGCGCCCGCTACGCCGACGACGCCGATCCCGGCGACCGCGGTAGCGGCGACCTTCGCGGCCCCGGCGATCTTCCCGAACGACGCCTTAGCGGCCCCCTGGAGCTTGTCGAACGCCTTCGTAGCCTTACGGACGCCGGCGTTGTCGAACGTGGAGACGATCGGCGCGATAACGGCCATCAGGCGGCCCTCCTACGGTTCACGGTCTTAGCGTATTCCTCGAAGATGTCCCCGATCTCGCGTTCGATCCGTCCGGCCCATTCCTCGACCGCCGGCCAGATGGTGCGCGAGCCGCCGCGGCCGTACCGGTTCAGGGAGCGGGCAAGGGCCGCGCCTCGAGCTCGAGGGTCCTTGTAGTCGCCCTTCGCGCCGGCGAGCTCGAAGACGTTCTGGGCGGCGTTCTTCGACTGGATCCGGAGCACCGGCCACGAGGTGACGGGAGCGCCTCGAGGGCGGCTCCCGCGGAAGTTGAGGGTGATCTGCTGGCGGATCCGGCCCGGTGACCAGTTGAGACGGCCGGGGGACGTCTTCCTCGAGGGGCCGACGTTCCAGCCGCGGGTCGGTTGGGCCGGTTGGCGGGCGCGGACGTCGGCGAGGAGGCCCTGGGCGGCGGCCGTGTTCTTGATCCGGTCCGGGACTTCGCGGCGGAGGTCCGGGTCGATACGGCGGAGGTCGCGCAGAAGGAGCCCGACGTCGACGTTCAGGGCGCCGTCGTCGATCTCGACTCTCAGTCTGCTCATCGTCGCTTCCGTGCTTCTCGTGCGCGTTCCTGGAGGACTTCGACGATGGTTAGAAGCATCGCCGAGTCCTCGAGGAGAGCTCGTGGATCTATCCCGGTCTCCGCGGAGACCTCGGCCACTATTCGGCCGAGGCTTCCGCGGGCGTAGGGTCCGGAGTGTCATCTCCGAGCGGGTCGACCGTGTCGAGCATCGCGAGCCAGTCGTCGAACGGCGGGATCGAGCGGTCGGACCGCTTCGTCGCGCAGTAGGCGAGGGCGTAGAGATCCTCGGCTCCGGCGGAGCCGTCGGCGAGGGCGGAGATCTTCGTCTTACGCATCCGTTCCCACCAGACGATCGAGAGCGGGTCCGTCTTCACGGTCCAGCTCTCGCCGGTTCTCATGGTGACCTTCAGGGAGAGATCCACGGCGTCTCCCTATCAGGCCTTCGTCACGTCGCCGGTGACCTCGAAGGTGAACTCGACCTCGAGGGCGCCGTCCGCGGGGCCGCCCGCGGTCGGGTAGCTCGGGATGATATCGCCGGAGAAGGTGCCGGCCCCGGCGACGCCGAGCTGGAAGGCGATCGCGGCGCCCGAGGCGGCCGCGGTCCACATGGCGTCGCAGAAGGAGCCGACCTCGCCCCAGTCCTGGAAGGCGCGGAGCTGGAGCTGGAACGTCGTCGGCTGCTTCACGGCGACGGTGTCGGTGAGGGTGACGTACTGCTCGGTCGTCTCGTTCGGGACGAGTGACACTTCGGCGACCTGCGCCGAGTAGTCCGTTCCGCCGATTGAGACGTCGAGCGTCCGTCCGGTTTGGATAGTTGCCATCAGGGATTCCTCCGATAAGTGAGTGTGGCGGTGATCTGGTAGGTCGGGAGCTCTTGGTTACCGACGGCGTAGATACCGTCGGAAGCGGTCATCCTCGAGGCCGAGGTGAGTCCTTCGAGGATCACGTCGGCCATCGTTAGGAGGGCCTTCACGGCGCGATAGTCGCCGGGGGGCGACGTCACGCACGAGATCTTGTATTGGCACTCGACGAGCGCGGGGCTCATCGAGATAATCGAGGGCGGGTCGACAACGACGCCGTCCGGGCGGAGCGCCTGGACGTTCGAGAATACCTTGAGGCCGAGGCCTGAGAGCTCCGAGCAGAGCGCGTCGTATTCGGCGGCGAGCATCAGCCGACCGCCATCCGGCCGATACCGAGGAGCCGCATTATCTGACCCATCGAGCCGACCGGTCCGGTAATCGGGAGATCCTGGAACGACTGATAGGAGTCGATCGAGCCACGCTCACGGAATAACGCGCCCGCATAGAGCATCGTTCCAAGACGGACGGCGCTATTCGGCGGAGCGGTCGGCGGATCGTTGTAGCCGGCGGCTTCGCGCCGATGCCATGCGAACTCGTTCGCCGCGTCGGTACACGACTCGAGCCAGGTCGCGTCGGCGCCGGTCGGCGTCTCTCCGAGGAACTCGGCGACGTCGTCGGTGTCGATCCACGTCACTTGTGACGCTAGGACTCCGGCCGCCGGGGTGAACGCGGCGAGGTCGTCCTGGTTGTTCACGTTGTAGGTCACGACGTCGGTCCCGAGATTGACCGAGACGAGGTCGTGGTGGCCGTCGAGCTTCGAGTAGCCGGTGCCGTAGACGTGGACGTGCTCGCCCGCCACTAGTCCGGTCGCGTCGTCGAGCGTGAGGCTAACGACGTCGTCGGTACAGGAGGCGGAGGTGATGGTAGCCATAGCGGCGGGCGAGCGGTCCTACTGACTAGGGGGAGGTCAGAGGGCGAGACAGCCGTTCGAGATGTCGTAGTTCGCGGCCGCGACGTAGCCGCGGAACGCGAGACGGGTCGACAGGGTGGCCGGTTGCTCGACGCGGAGAGCGCCGCGAGCGTCCTCGAAGATGTTCAGGCACGAGGCCGAGAGCATCAAAGCCTTACGCTCGCCGGGGGTCACGGCCGCGCCGAAGTCGTCGGAGACGATCAGGGACAGGCCGAGCGGGTTCCCGGTGAGGCTTCCGGCGCCGTTCAGGGTGCCGGCGGCGTTCGAGGGGCCGAGGTACGGGAAGATCCGATTACCGCCGGAGTCCTTCGCCGCGCCGATGGAGGCCCAGACGCTCGAGTTGATCAGGAGGTGGGTCGGCATCCGGCCGAAGTTCGCGTAGATCTCCGCGGCCGCGGCGTACAGGTCGGCGATCACTTCGTCGCCGTCGGTGTAGTCCGTGACGGTCGCCGAGGCGAGGGAAGCGTTCCCGTAAAGGACGGTATTCGCGACCCACTTCTCGGTCTCCTCGGCGTACACGCGGGCCATATCGTCGATGACGAGCTGGATCGCGTTCGCGTCAGAGTAGAGGACCTCCTGCTCGGACAGATCGACGTAGCCGCCGAACGTGACCTTATCGACCTGAACCTTCGAGACCTGGTAGGCCTGGCTCGAGAGGGTGTCGTGCTCGGCGGCCTGGATTCCGACCGTCGAGTGCTGGGTGACCTTCCGAGCGTAGAACGGGTCGCCGGCGGGCATGGCACGCGGGCCGAGGGCCGAGAAGATGGGACGGGCGCCGTCGAGCGTGTCGAAGATCTCGCCGACGAGCGGGTTCGGGATCAGGCCGGGAACGTCGGAAGTGTCGCTCGTGGCGGCCTGGATCTTGATTGGGTTGCCCTTCAGCATCGCGGCGACGTACTCGCCCGCGGAGGGGAGAGTGGCGGGCGCCGAGAAGTGGAGCGGCTGGGTCTGGGCCTCGACCGCGGGAGCGGCCTCGACCTCGGGGGTCTTGTCTTCCATTGGGAGATCCTCCTCGGGATCGGTTGGGGTTGGTTCTGGATCGGGGGCTTCCGAAGCCGCCTCGGTGGCGGCGACTTCGTGGATCTTGGCGGCCTCGAACGCGCCGAACGGGACGAGCGAGAGCTCGCGCCACCGGGCGGCCTTCACGACCATTACGTCGCCGTCGTAGCCGAAGTCCTGGACCTCGACGCCGACCGAGACGGAGTCGAGGACGCCGTCCTGGGCGAGTGTCAGCGCCTCGTTACCGGCCTCGGTCTCCGAGATCCGGGCGACGAAGAGCATCGCGTCCTCGGTATCGGTCCTTGAGAGGACGATCCCGATCGGCTGGGTCAGGTTGTGGTCGCGGATCAGCTTCGGGGCGGGGCCGTCGGTGGAGAGGGCGCCCTTCTCGAAGCGGACCGGTCCGGTCGAGGCGTTCGCGTTCTGTCCGTAGGGGACGGCGACGCCGGAGATCAGTCGACGGGGGGCGTCGCCTTCGGCGGCCTCGACGTCGAGGTGGATCGGTTGGGAGAGGTCGAGTCTCACTCGGGAGCTCCTTCCGGTGCTGGGGTCGGGCCGCCAGGTACGCCGGCGGTCTCCTGGAAGATCGAACGGTCGAAGCGGACGACGTGGCCGCGGGGTGTCACTTGGTCGGACGAGAGGGTCTCCTCGATCGCGGCGAGGTAGAGGAGGGCGTCCTGGGCGAGCTGGGCGCGAGCCTGCTCGGCGTTCTGGTAGGTGAAGCCGGACGAGTTAGGGGCGCCGACAAGGAACGGGGAGACGTTCGCGACGCGGGCGAGCTCGAGGGCCTGATGCTGGCGGGCCTCGACGAGCTGGAGCTTCGAGGGATCCATGCTCGACTCGACGAAGTCCGTGTATTGGTTCAGGGCCGCCACGGCGGACTCTTCGCGTAGCGACGTCCAGGCCTCGGCGAGCTCGGAGAGCTCGTCGCCGGTCATCGGTTCGCCTGAGGTCTGCTTCAGGTAGCCGAGCGCGGTCGGAGTTGTCGAGAACCGTTGGGAGGCCTGCTCGAGCCGTTCCGCGGTGACGATCGCTCGGGCGCCGACCTCGAGGAGCGGGGAGATCGGCGAATAGAAGATGATGACGTCCTCGACGGGAACCGGGATACCGGACACGGTGAAGCCGGTGATCCCGCCGATCGGATAGTTCCCGGCCTCGAGCGGGGTCTGAAGGTTCACGGTCGTCGCCGGGATCCAGCTCATACTCGACGGGAACCCGGTCGAGTAGCGGGCGTCGATATGCCAGTAGGCGACGCCGTAGAAGTAGAGATCGTCGAACGTCCAGGCGAGCGTATGGGCGAGCGAGGTCCGGCGGTCCGGGCGGAGCATCCAGGACTCGGGCGGAAGCGGAAGCTCCTCGAGCTCGGTCCCGTTCCACTCCTGGCGGTAGTGACGGAGCGGGGTCGTCGAGATCAGTCCGGCGTGGAGATCTCGGGCGCGGGAGATCGTCGGGATCCGCATCGCCCGCTCCCGGCCTGCCCCGACGGAGGCCGAGAGCAGGGCGAGGGTCGCCGTAGAGACGGCCGCCGTGCTTGCCGCCACTACAGGAGCTTCAGGCTTAGTCTTCGTGCGGAAGAGTGCCACGTCGCGGAGATTACACGCATGTAATCCGCAAGTGTGGTATTAGCGCGAGAGAGAGAGCGCGAGGATTATCGCACCTTCCCGAGACGAGCTAGGGCTTCGACGGGTTCCTCGCCGATCGCCCAGAAGGCGGTAGGGAAGGAGATCTCGGTCGTGATCTCTCCTCTGTGGAATCTAACTCGGCGAGTAATAACTAACCGGGCTGTTGAGGTCCAGAGATCGTCGAGCCAGCGGCATCCCTTAGCCATTGGAAGAAGCGCGAGTCCGTTACCGTGATCGAGCCAGCGATCGACCCACGGCTTCGGGTTGGAATACGGCGGATTCATCCAGACCAGGCCGTGCCACGGCTGGGCGAGGCCGTCGTCTTCCTGGGTGTAGTAGCGGTCGCACGGGACGAACGGCGGGCCGCCGGGCGGAGAAGCGACGTCGAGGTCGAACCGTAGGCCGAGCGTGTCGAATACCCAGCGGGGCGTGTAGTAGTCGTCCGAGGTGAGTTCGGTCTGGGGCTGGCCGAAGAGGTTTTGTTGATTCATCGGCGCCGCGCTCCGCCGATCGCGGGGCGGGTGGAGAACTTCGCCCTCGAGGCGAGCGCCGTACCCCACACCAGGCACCGGGCGAACTCGATCGGGCCGGGCGACTTCTCCGACGAGAGGCCCATCGCCCCCGAGCGTTGGCGGTAGCCGACGGCGCGGCCGACGTGCTCGGAGAGGATCATCTCGCCGCCGTGGCGGAGCTGGCCGTCTCGAATCATTCCGCGGACGATCGCGGTCCACTTCAGGATCTCGCCGTGGCCGACGGTCGTCTTCCGGTCCGCGTACTCCGGGGGACAATGGATCTCGAGCGGAGGAGTGATCGCAAGGATCCCGCCGGCCGGGAGGAGCTCACGGATCCGAGCCCAGGCGTCGACCTCGCGGGCTTCGACGAACGCGGTCCGGACGTGGATCCGGCCGTCGTCGTCGGGGCCGGCGAAGAGGCCCACGAAGCGTTCGCCGTCGACGGACTGCTCGACGACGAGAACGGTCGCCGGTGGCGGGTCGTCGTCGGTCTCGAGGGCGTCCCATTCGCCGGGGTCGAGCCACGCCTGGTCGGATGAGATCCAGAGGTTCAGGGAGGCGCGGAGGAAGTTCGCTCGATCGGGGCCGGAGGCTTCGTCCTCGAGGTCCTGGAGCGTCAGGTTCCCGTGGCCGATCGCCGGGTTCGCTTGGATCCAGTAGTTCCGGTCGGAGAGGTCGACGTTTGGCGGCGGGGACCATTCGGCCATCATCAGGCGGGCCGGTTCGCCTCGGTCGATCACGTCGAGGCCCTGCTCCCGGTAGCGGAGGAACGCGGTCGACTTCTCGGTCCCGGCCGTGGAGAAGAACGCGGCGAGTGGGGAACGCCTGGCACGCTGGGTCGGGAGAAGGCCGGCGTGTAGGATCTCCGAGTCGACGTCCCAGAGCTCGTCGACGACGACGAGGTCGTTCGACTGTCCGTGGCCGGCGGCCGGCGTGGCGGAGGCGATCCGCCAGATCGAGCCGTCGGTGAGCCGGACTTCCTTCCGGCCGAAGGACGAGTAGGTCTTCGCGGCGTCGAACCGGTCCTCGAGGATGGGGGCGAGGACGTAGTGGATCTCCTCGGCGGCGCGGAGCTCGTGCGCGACTGAGAGGATCGACTGGGGGCCGCCGCGGATCTTCCGGGCGTCCGTGATCGCCCAGCCGATCAGGGCGGAGAGGATGACGGTCTTCCCGTTCTGACGTGCGGTCGAGGTCAGGCCCCAGCGGTGCCGGTAGTCGCCGGCCTCGTCGTGCTCGAGGAGCCGGTCGAGGACGAGGGTCTGCCACGGATAGAGCTCGACCTTCAGGTACTCGGCCGCCCAGGCGGCCACGAGAGGGCCGTAGGTCCTTGCCCCCCAACTCGGCGTTAGAAGCCTCGGCGGGATCTCGATCGGATCCGTCTCGGCGCGGGACCTCTCGGCGGGATCCTTCTCGATCTTCCTCTTCTTCGCAGAGAGAGGGACTCT